AGTTACTTGACCAGGCATCAGATAAGCTTGCAAAAGCAACAGGAATTTTTACAGCTACAGAAAAGGCGGAACAAAGCTGCCTTAATAGCTGGTTCAGAGTGGTGGTTGGGTCTGTACAAACTTTACAAAGACCTAAGCGCCTTGCACAGTTTGACAAAGACTACTTTGATACCATCGTCGTGGATGAGGCGCATCACTGTATTTCAGACAGTTATCAAAGAGTACTAGAGCACTTTAGCAATGCAAATGTGCTAGGCGTTACAGCAACGCCAGACAGAGGAGACATGCGCAATCTAGGATCATACTTTGAGAGCTTGGCGTATGAGTACACTCTTCCAAAGGCAATCAAAAACGGATATCTAAGTCCAATCAAGGCTTTAACAATTCCGCTTGAGCTAGACTTAAGTGCAGTATCAATGCAGTCCGGAGACTTTAAGGCAAGCGAGGTAGGTACAGCGCTAGATCCTTATCTCGAACAAATTGCAGACGAAATGCTTAAGTATTGCGTAGATAAAAAGACAGTAGTGTTCCTGCCACTTGTAAAGACGTCTCAAAAGTTTAGAGACATTCTAAACGAAAAGGGATTTAAGGCAGCGGAAGTCAATGGCGACAGCAAAGACAGAGCAGAGGTCTTAGACGATTTCAGCAAAGGGAAATACAACGTACTTTGCAATTCTATGCTTCTAACGGAGGGATGGGATGAGCCATCAGTCGACTGCATTGTGGTTCTAAGACCAACAAAAGTGAGATCACTTTACTCTCAGATGGTCGGTAGAGGAACGAGGCTATATCCAGGGAAAGAAGACTTATTATTACTGGATTTTCTATGGCACACAGAAAGACACGAGCTTTGCCATCCAGCAAGCCTCATTTGTGAAAATGAGGAAGTTGCTAAGAAGATGACCGAAAATATGGAGATTGCTGCAGGGGTTGCAATCGACATCGAAGAAGCAGAGGAAAAGGCAGCATCGGATGTAGTAGCTCAAAGAGAAGAGGCTCTTGCTAAGCAGCTAGAGGAAATGAGAAGACGCAAGCGCAAGCTTGTAGATCCGTTACAGTTTGAAATGAGCATACAAGCAGAGGATTTATCAACATACATCCCTTCGTTTGGTTGGGAAATGGCACCACCTTCTAATAAGCAGATTAAGGCTCTTGAAAAGTGTGGAATATTCCCTGATTCAATCGACAATGCTGGCAAGGCTTCGATGATTTTAGATAGGCTAAGCAAACGCAGAGACGAAGGACTCACAACGCCTAAGCAGATTAGATTCCTTGAGGGGAAAGGGTTTAAGCATGTAGGCATGTGGCAATTCCAAGATGCAAAGAATCTAATCGATAGAATCGCTGTAAATGGATGGAGAGTGCCTTACGGAATAAATCCTGCAGAGTATAGACCATCATAAGGAGAATAAGGATGCAAAGAAATCATCTTGAATTATTACAACATATCAATCCATCGCTCTTGAACTATCAGGAATGGGTTAATGTAGGCATGGCTCTTAAGTATGAAGGCTATACAGCAATGGACTGGGACTCATGGAGTGCACAGGACAGCAAAAGGTACCATCAAGGGGAATGCTTTAAGAAATGGGATGGATTTGCAGGAAATGGAAATCCTGTGACCGGAGGAACAATATTTCAGTTAGCTATAGAGCAAGGCTGGACTCCTCCGGAGAAAACGTCCCGTGAGCTGAACTGGGATGATGAGATTGGAAAAGATTACAAGATCATCGATGAGGCTTGGCTTGAAGCTAAGGAAATAAGGGAGCCGGACGACGAAAGATGGGAGCCGGTCAAGGAACTTATTACTTATCTAGAAACACTCTTTGAAAGTACTGAAAATGTTGGGTATGTCACAGAGGTTTGGGAGAAAGACGACAAGTGCATGCCAGGCAAAGGCTCATACGACCGAACAGCCGGACAACTCATAGAAGCACTATCAAAATGCAACGGTGACATAGGCGCTGTAATCGGCGATTACAAAGAGAAAGCTGGTGCATGGATTAGATTTAACCCTCTTGATGGCAAGGGGGTTAAAAACGAAAATGTGACAGATTACAGGTACACTCTAGTAGAGTCAGACAGTATGGAACTAGAAAAGCAAAATGCAATCATTAGAGAGCTTGAGCTTCCTGTAGCTTGCCTTGTATCGTCTGGAGGGAAATCCATACACGCAATCGTCAAAGTGGATGCTAATAGCTATGAAGAGTATCGCAAAAGAGTAGATTACATTTACTCTATTTGCAAGAAAAACGGACTAGACATAGACGCACAAAATAGAAACCCTTCGAGGCTATCTAGAATGCCTGGAGTAATGCGCAAAGGCCGAAAACAGTTTCTTATAGATACAAACATAGGCAAAAGCAGTTACGAGGATTGGTACAAATACATAGAAGATTTGAACGACGATTTACCTGATCCAGAAGGACTAGAGAGGTGTTGGGATGACATGCCTGAACTTGCGCCTGAGTTAATTCATGGAGTGTTAAGACAAGGCCACAAGATGCTTATTGCAGGACCATCAAAGGCAGGTAAATCATTTGCTCTTATAGAGATGTGTATTGCGATAGCAGAAGGCTCTAAATGGCTAAACTGGCAGTGTAGCCAGGGCAGAGTACTTTATGTAAATCTTGAGCTAGACAGGGCATCTTGTTTACACCGATTCAAGGACGTTTACAAGGCGGTCGGAATCAAGCCTCAAAACATTAATAACATTGATATTTGGAACTTAAGAGGCAAGACAGTGCCAATGGACAAGCTGGCGCCTAAATTGATTCGTAGAGCGCTTAAAAAGAACTATATAGCAGTTATCATTGACCCTATATATAAAGTCCTTACAGGCGACGAAAACAGCGCAGATCAGATGGCTCATTTTACGAACCAATTTGACAAGGTGGCGACGGAACTTGGCTCAAGTGTAATCTACTGTCACCATCACTCAAAAGGTGCCCAGGGCAATAAAAAGAGCCTAGATAGAGCGTCAGGCAGCGGAGTATTCGCAAGAGACCCGGACGCACTCATAGATTTTATAGAGCTAGAGCTTACAGAAGACGTATATTCTATGCAGCTTAACCAGGCAAAGTGCAAGGTATTTGATGAGGCTATTCGCTCAAATAACCCAGGTTATTATGACGAGAATGTTGGACTAGACGACACCTTGAGCTTGCCTCAAATCACTAGTCATGCAAACAGAGCGCTTACGCAAAGTGCGCTTCTAAAGTGTTCTACAGAATGTAACGCAGTAGAGAACGAAATCCGAACACTGAGCGCTTGGAGAGTAAGCGGAACGCTCAGAGAGTTTGCTAAGTTTAAGCCTGTAAATATGTGGTTCAGATACCCAAAACATGAGGTTGATGAGGCTGGAGTGCTTGCTGATATAGAGACAGAATCAGCTCAGCCAACATGGAAAAAGGCTATAGAAGAGCCAAAGGAAGCGCAGCTAAATGAGTTTGAGATAGCTTTTTCGAATCTCGAAATGGATGGCGAGGTGCTCATGTCTGACTTGGCAGACGCCTTAGGTTTATCTTCTCATAGACAAATAGGAGCATGGCTAGGTAACGGAAAAAAGGCTCGTCCTGAGTACAAAAAACGCTATGAAACTTATGGTGAAGTTGGTGGAGAGAGATATATTAGGCGCAAAGCTGAGGGGTGCGATGAACTGTAAAAATATAGGTGAGCACACCCGGGGGTGCGTACCTACGATTTTATAGTCGAGAGCACTGCTCAGAGGGGGGGTGCGCACCTCTATACTTACGTATAGGTGTTTACACACCCACATGCAAGCATGTACACACCCCTATGTGGTGAGGCGCTACGCTTACGCCTCGCCCACACATAGGAGTGGTCATACATGCACCGCGCGAGAGGAGGTAAAATGATTGAATTTTTTATGGCGATGATTCCGCCAACAAAAACTCATCAGGAAAAAAGAGCGACTATATGCTCAGATAAAAAAATTAGATTTTACGAAGACGAAGAGCTGACGGCCGTAAGGCAAAAGCTAAAAGCTCACCTAGCAAAATTCAGACCCAATCGAAAAGCAGTAGGTCCGGTAAGGCTCGTAGTGAAATGGTGCTTCCCAATCAAGGGCAAGCACAAAGACGGTGAGTGGAAAATAACTAAGCCTGATCTAGATAATTCAAACAAGCTTTTACAAGACTGTATGACTGACCTGGGCTTTTGGAAAGATGATGCGCAAATAGCAAGTCTGATATGCGAAAAGTTTTGGGCAGTAATACCAGGCATATGGATAAGAGTTGAGGAGCTGGACAATGAAACGAACTAAGAAAAGCAAAAAGCAAAAAAGACCAATCGAGCAGGTACCTCGTTTTGAAATCATAAAACTGCAAAATCTGCTGCACATATCAATCATGGTGCGAGTGCTATGGACCGTGTACGGCTGGAGAGAGAAACGCATTGGATATTTCCTTGAGGCGTACATGAGTCTGCTCGGAGAGGTATGGGACCAGAGGTGCACGGTCAATCAGATGATAGATGGCACTAAAGACATGACTGGTCACGACATAAGGCAGCTAGTAGACGATATGATTAAGTATGGGCGGTAGCAGATGAAATGCGAACTATGCGGAAAACGAATCAACCTGTACGGAAAATACAGTGCAGTAATAGCAGGCGAAGAACACTATCTCTGTGTTTGGTGCTATAGGAAGATTAAGAAAAGCAACGAGGTTTTGAGGGAGAAAAATGAAACGAAGTGAATTAGAAAATTATTTAGGCCAGCATGTAGAAGTAACGCTATTTGATGATTTTGCATATAGAGGCATTTTGAGAAAGACAGAAGAAAATAAAGACAGGTACGGCAATCCAAAGCATTATTTTTGCGAAGGTGATCAAGACAACTATATTTTTAGATGCTCACATGTAAAGAGGTTAAAGCAATTATGAAAGCAATACTAAAATATCCAGGCGCAAAGAACAGAATAGCAAAATGGATTGTTGATAATATCCCAACTCATAAGGTATATTGCGAGCCGTTTTTTGGCAGTGGCGCAGTATTTTTTAACAAAGAGCCGTGTTACAACGAAATACTGAACGACATAGACGATGAAGTCTATAACTTTTTTAAAGTGCTGAGAACTGAATCGAGCGAATTGGCCGAAGCTATAAACCTTACTCCGTACTGCAGGATAGAATACGAATCGGCGTATGAAAGCGCAACCGCAAATAATGATGTAGAGCGAGCGAGACTATTTGCGATTAAGTGTTGGCAAGGTTTTGGATGTGGAAACAAATATAAAAATGGTTTTAGACGAGGTATAGGAGTGACAAGTCCGAACCCAGCGAAAGCGTGGGGAGAACTACCCACTACCTTGCAATTCGCGGCTGAGAGACTGAAAAACGCACAGATTGAGCATAAGGACGCAATAGACTTGATAAAAAGTCTAAGAGGTAAAGAGACTTTTATTTATGTCGACCCACCGTACTTGCTAAACACGAGAAAAGTAAACCTTTACAATCACGAATTGGACGACGAATACCATAAAAGGTTATTAAAAGTCATATGTGATAGTGATTGCAAGATAATGATTAGTGGGTACGACAACGAACTCTATAACTTATATCTCAAAGATTGGAATAAGCTGAGTAAAAATACTACTGCAGAATGTTCAGTTAAACGCACTGAAACAATATGGATGAACTACAACGAAACAGAACAGATAAGCATATAGCAGAAGGGATGTAACGATGAGATTAATAGACGCAGAATTAATGAACCAAATTTGTAATCACACATCATAAAGCACATGGTTCCCAACATCAGCAGCATTGCCAAACGAACTAGAACCTGTACTCATAACTTGGGTAAATAGAGCGCTAGTATCGTATTACGAGGAAATTAAGGACGAGCCTATCACAGGTGTAGCAATTTACCACAAAGGACAATGGTGGTGGTATTCGAATTATTGCGAAGATGTGCTATCGGAATATGGGAAAGCATCTGACGAGGACGCAATCGATAGACACATTGATGTTATAGCATGGCAACCATTCCCAAAGCCATACAAGGAGGAGAGGCAATGATACCACAAGCTAGATTAATAAATTACGCAAGCAATTTCCTTGAATCGGAAATAGAGAATATCGAGAAATTGCTAAAGGATGAAACAGTCGATGACGCAAGTAAGGATATATTGAACAAGCTTTTAAAAGAATACAAGCACGATTTAGAAGTGATTGAAAGGGAGGCGGTGTAGCGTGCAAAAAATGACAATATACATCAGCGGTAGGATTACCGACTATGACGACTACGAGAAGACTTTTAAAGAGGCAAAGGAAATGCTCTTTGACGAGTATCCTGGGGCAGAGATTATTAACCCAGCTGAAATAGTATTGCCAGAGGTCTGCGATTGGGATGACTACATGGTGATATGCTTAAGGCTCTTGGATAAGGCAACGCACATCTACATGCTGGACAATTGGGTGCACTCAAAAGGCGCTTGCACTGAGTACTTATACGCACTAAAGAACGGCATAGAAGTTTTATGGCCAGAAAGTTCGCCATACAGATAGGAGCGTGCAGATGGGTAATAGAACAAAAGCACTGAAATATATTGCAGATCATTATGGATACATGGGTCAGAAAGATATGCTGATAGAAGAATTGGCTGAGCTCATACAAGCTCTTAACAAATTCGAGAGGTATGAGCACGAAAGCGGCTTTCTTGCGAATCTGATTGAGGAAGTTGCTGACGTAGAGATCATGCTAGCTCAAGTCAAATATTTGCTAGGGATAAATGAGCGCGTGGAGCATGCAAAGTTTTTTAAGGTCGATAGGCAGATAAAGCGAATCGAGGAAGGAAGAACTGAGCGAGGTGTACAGCCATGATAGACTACGAACAGATTAAGCAGCTTAAAGCATTGCGACGAGAAGCAGAGGGGTTAAAGTATTCTATTGACAATGCTAAGCCAGAAATAGTCACAGACTACTACAAAGACTATAGGACAGGTCGAGGAGTCCCAAAATCACTTGTAGGAGTCGATTTTGACTGGAAGGGTATATCGAGTAGGGAGAGACGGTTAAAACGCAAGCTAGACGAAATTAGCAAGCTAATTGAGACTATAGAAAAAGAGATAGAAGCTATAGGCGACCCGGACATGAGGACAATACTCAGGATGTATTATGTTGAGGAGATGAACTATAGGGAAATTGAGGAACAAATATTTATGAGCAAGTCTAATATCCAGCGAAAGCTAAAAAAATTCGCTGAGGATGCAAGTTGGGACAAATGGGACAAAAAACTGTGATATATTGTATTTAGCGAAAAGGGAATTGTGGCTTCCTCAAATTATTTCTTATATAATAACTTCGCAGAAGGCGCTCAAGATTGGGCGTCTTTTGTGTTGCTGCAAAACAGACGAAAAGAGAGGTGGTGGTGTGGCAGGATATGACAATATCAGAGATGCAAATCAAAAACGAACGCCGCACGAGCGCCGAGAATTGGCAAAGATTGCAGGAAAGGCAAGCGGTGTTGCGAGACGTCGCAAGGCAAACTTTAATAAGACACTAAATATGTTGCTTACTGCTGAGATAGATTCGCCAGAATGGAAGCCGTTACTCGATGAGCTTGGAGTTGATGCAACACTTGAAAGCGCAATGTTAATGGCTCAAATCAAAAAGGCTCTATCTGGAAATGTAAAGGCAGCTTATTTTGTCGCACAATACGCAGGACAGTCGTTTAATACTGACGCAGACAACAAGGAGCAAGAGGCTAGAACCGAGCACATCAAAGCGCAGACGGCAAAAGCAAAAGGCGAAGACGTGCAAGAAATTGAGGACGACGGATTTATCGATGCACTTAAAAGCGAGGCGAGTGACGTATGGGAAGATTAGCGCAAGCTTTTAAATTCAAGCCGTTTAGTCGCAAGCAAAAGAAGATTTTAACATGGTGGCTTCCAGAATCACAAGTGCATGAGATGAACGGTATCATCGCTGACGGTGCGATTAGATCAGGCAAGACGGTATCGATGGCATTGTCTTTTGTAATGTGGTCGATGGAGGACTTTAATGGCGAGAACTTTGGCATGGCTGGAAAGACTATCGGAGCCTTTAGACGAAATGTTTTAAAGCCGCTTAAACTAATGCTCTTTGCTAGAGGATATAAGTTTAAGGATAGGAGAGCTGACAACCTGTTAGAGATCACCAGGGGCGCCGTCACAAATTATTATTACATCTTCGGTGGTAAGGACGAGCGATCACAAGACCTTGTGCAAGGTATCACACTAGCTGGCTGTTTCTTTGATGAAGTCGCACTTATGCCTGAGTCTTTTGTTAACCAGGCAACAGCACGATGCTCAGTCGAAGGCTCAAAGTGGTGGTTTAACTGCAATCCAGATAAGCCTAAGCACTGGTTCAAAGTAAACTGGATTGACAAGGCTGCAGAAAAGAATTTAATCTATTTGCATTTTACGATGGACGACAATCTGTCGCTCTCTGAAACAATAAAAGAAAGATACAGGCGCCAATTCGTGGGCGTCTTTTTTAAGCGATTCATTCAAGGGCTATGGGTTGCAGCTGAGGGACTTGTACATCCTCAGTTTGCAGACAAGGCTAAAGCTTACGCAATAAGCTACGACAAACTAATGCCTGTTGACGAAAATGGCAATCGCAAGAACGTGCACGGTATAGTGCAGATTTATATCGGCATAGATATCGGCGGTACAAATTCACACACGCCGTTTGTAGCTACAGGATTTACTAAAGGCTTTAACAAGCAGATTAGACTGTACTACAAACGAATTAAGCACAGTAAAGGGACCGTCGACCCTGACAGGATTTACGCAACCTTCAAGGAATTTGTTAACGAGGTTAGAGCTTTGTATCCAGACATTCCGATTGTGGCTGCGTTCGTCGACAACGCCGAACAGCTAATACTGAATGGACTGGCAATATACTCAGCGCGAAACGGTCTAAGGGTTAAGGTTGCAGGATGTCGCAAAACGGAATTCTCTGACAGGGTCCTTGCTTACAATTCAGTAATTAACACAAATAGATTTCTGTGGGTTTCGGACTTCTGTGAGCCGATTGCTGATTCAATATCTGAAATGGTATATGACAGCAAGAGCAAAAAAGAAGAAAAACTACTCGACGACTTTTCAACAGACGTCGATACATACGATGCTGACTACTACTCATGGAGTCAGTTTATTGACTATTTTCATCCAATGGAGGGATAAATGGCACACGTTAAAGAATATTTAAATAAACAGGGATATGACGTGAATGAGAAGGCTCTCGCGATAATGGACTTGTGTGATTCTTGGTACTCTAATGACATCATAGACAATTTTCACAACAGGGTGACAGTGAATAACGTAAGGTACGAAATGGAGCGTACAGGCTTTGCTAAGAGAGCATGTGAGGATGACGCAAATCTTTGTGAGATCGTAGACATTGTTACAAACTCGGAAAGCGCGAACAAGTTTATTGAGAAGCAGTTAGCAAAAGACAAGTTTTCAAAAGCTATTCGTAGACAGTTGGAGCTCATGTCGGCTCAGGGTACTGTAGGCGCTTATGTCAGAGTAGTTGGAGCCGATCTATTTGACGATTCTTCGCTGAAGGGTGGCACGATAGAATTGATCTATGTTGAGCCTAGTGGAATATTCCCACTAACAATCTCAAAAGGCATAGTTACAGAATGTGCCTTTGCTTCCGAAAATATAGTCAACGGCAAGACCCAAACGACCATCGTTACGTTTACTATGGAAGATGACAAGTATGTCTCAAAGACAGTGGTTTTGGATGTTGACGGCAAGGAAATTGTCGAAAAGGGTTCAGAGGTTAGGCTGGGAGATGTTAAGCCATTCTCAATCCTAACGACTGCGGTTGTTAATAACATAAAAGACATGAAGGGGTATGGATATCCAAAGATCTATGCAGCAATACCTATACTGAAGAGCATAGATTTAATATTTAATGTGCTGTTTGGAGACCTGGACAAGGCAGATAAGATGGTGCTTTACAACGAGGCGCTGTGCGAGTTTGATAAAAACGGAAATGCAAAGACTCCAAACAAGCAGCATAAAAAGACGTTCGTTTCAATGGGCGAAAAGCTGCCAAACTCTGATGACCTGATTCAGGAGATAAATCCAGTTATCCGTATTGATAGCATAACCAAAACATTTGAGTTATCACTATCATTGCTTTCAACGATGTTTGGTTTCGGAACTCGTAAATACAGCTTTGAGAACGGACAGATTAAAACTGCTACAGAGTACATCGGAACAAAGCAAGACTCAATGCAGGAGCTGAACAAGCAGAGACAAAATCTGACTGACTACATCGAGGACCTTGTAAGAGCACTTCTGTGGTTTTCAAACACGTTCATGGAAACAAAGTATGATCTTGCAGAAGAAATCATAATCAATTATGACGACAGCTTTATTACGGACAGACAGAGCGAGCTAGACTCGATGAGAGCTGATGCGCAAGCCTTTGGGCTGCCGAAACTTGTTAAGAGATACATCCAGGATAAATACGGACTTACAGAGGCGGAAGCAGAAGCCTGGTATAGCGATGTGGAAGTCGATGACGAAACGGAGACATAGCCATGCTGTCCGACTATCAAAAAGAACAACTAAGCGCTGAGATTATACCGATGTTCCAAGACCTGGAGCAAGATACAATCCAGGACATAGCTCGAAGATTACGTAAAGCAAAACGTTGGACGGAATCCGCAGAGCTCCAGGCTAAGGCTCTTGAGTCGCTCGGTTATAGTCCTAGCGAAATACAGACGCGTGTGCTCGATAAATTGCACGCTGACAAGGATTTTATCGAGATGTTGAGCGAGAATACTCTTGAGCATAAAAAACTTGTTAGAGAGCGAATTAGAGAGACTGTGGATTCGGCTCAAGCTCATGGAGATAAGATTATCGGTAGAGCTGGTGACATGTCATTTGCCGATGATGTGGCATTTTGGAAGACTAGAGGGCAAAGTTTAAAATCAAGCCCAGCACTGAAGCAAATTTCTGCAGAAAGTTCTAAACGTCTTGAGCATGAGCTCAAATCACTAACTCATTCTACAGGCTTTAAGTTTATTGGAGCGCCAGTTTCGGTAGATCAAGCATTTAATCACTCAATGGATAAGGCAGTTATGAATGTTGCGAGCGGTGCTTTCTCGTCAGAGCAAGCAGTCGAGCAAGTCGTTTCAGACCTCGAAAAAAGTGGACTAAGGTACGTAAACTATGCTTCAGGCATTACAAGAGGTATAGACGTGGCTGCACATTTGGCTGTCAGAACGACTTTAAATCAAATGGCAGCAGATATATCAATGAGTAACGCAGAACAGCTCGGAACGGATTTAGTCGAGGTTTCTTCACATGGTGGAGCACGATCCGGAGACGGACACGCAAATCATGCAGGATGGCAGGGTAAAGTCTACAGCATAAGCGGAAAGGCTCATCCGAAAGAAAGTAAGCGATTAGGCTATAAGATTTTAAGCTTGGAAGCAGTGACAGGTTATCCGCACGATCCAGCAGGATTATGTGGGTATAACTGCAAGCATACGTTTTATCCATTCCTCGAAGGAATCTCAGACCCTACTCCAATCGAAAAAGAGCCCGAACCAGTCAAAGTCGATGGCAGAACATACACGTTTTATCAGGCAACACAACACCAGCGCAGGCTTGAAAGAGAACTAAGGGAGTTCAAAAGGCAATATCTAGGCGGACAGAATATGACTGCTGCCATTACGGCAATGGAACAGCAGTACGCTCGATTTTGTGAGAAAGCAGGGCTCAAGCAGAACCTTAATAGGCTTTATGTTAAGGGCTATAAGAGAGATTTTGAGTATATAAAGCAAAATTCAGTTGAATACCCAGCAGGAAGTGGTAAAATAGTAACAGTAAAAACACGTCATGGGCATAAAAGCAATCCTCGAAACGGAACTCCGAATTCTGTTATTGACCATTTAGATTCAAACGGAATGGTTGATGTTAGAACGCATTATGACTCTAACGGGGAAAAAGATTGGGAACTGCATACATCTGATCATGGAAATCCCAAAATGCATCCCTTCGGTGAGCATGGCGAACATGTGCATGAATATAGTTGGAATGATGATGGAGGATTGAAAAGTAAACAAGAGCGAGATTTAACCACGTTAGAGAAAGAGGCTAATGAGGATATATTATGAAAATGACAAAAGAAGAACTAAAAACGGAGATAGAGAGTTGTCTATCAGATGTAACATTTATTTACCACAACAAAAACGCGGGAGTCACCGCAACTGTAGATGATTTTAAGCCAAAATACCAAGCATGGTTTGGAGAGTTGTGGAAAGAATATTCAAATGCGGATGATTTAATGAGTGATACGTTTTATGACAATCGGTCACTTAATGAAATAGTACAAGAACTCGATTTTCAAATGTATTAAACACGGAACGTGCCAGAATGACCTTAGGGCTCCTGGTCTTTTAATTTTAAAAAATATTGTTATTAAACATCGCAAGCAAGCGATGTTTTTTTATTGTCGTTTGTTCATCCGACGTAAAACAGGACAAGAACGGTAGTCCAAGCGTAAGCACTCGCAGGACGTAAAACAGAAAGGAAACTATTACAATGGCATTTACAAGAGACTCACTAAAGCAATTTGGTATCACAGACGATGAGGTTATCACAAAGATACTCAACGCACACCACGCAGAACTAGATCCTGTAAAGGATAAAGCTGAACAGTACGACAAGGTTAAGGCTGATTTTGACGAGCAGACTAAGTCAATTGAGGGACTAAAGGCCTCAGTAGGAGACAAGGAAGCAATGCAGAAGCAAATCGAAGAGCTTAAAAGTGCATCCGAGCAGAAAGATGCTGCACATAAGAAAGCCATCGAGGACATGCAGAACAAGCTGGAAGGTGCAGAGTTTGACAAGCTGTTAGATGATGCCATCGCAAAGGCAGGCGGTCGTAGGGCTGCAAGTATAAGAGCAGAACTCAAACTCGACGAGCTGAGAGCAAGCAAGGATCGTTCAAGCGACATCGAAGCGGCAATCAATGCGCTAAAGGAAGCCGAGGACACATCGTTCCTATTTGGCTCAAATGCGAATCCAACAGGGGCAAAGGTAAGCACTTCTGGAAACGCAAGTGGTGGAGTAGGTGGTACTGACGAGGCTCTAGCCACAGCAAGGGCTGTGATGGGTCTCTCTACAAAGGGAAAGGAAAATTAAAATGGCAAATCAGATTTCAAAATTCAAAATGTACGTTGACCTTCTAGATGAGGTGTACAAGACATCATCAGTTACTGCAGTGCTCGACGGTGCTCCAGAACTTGCACAGCAGGGCGCAAACGCAGATGAGCTTATTATTCCAAAGATTGACATGGATGGGCTTGCAGACTATGACCGTTCTGCAGGATACACTATGGGAAGCGTAGAGCTCACTAACGAGACTGTAAAGTGTAACTTCGATAGAGGTCGTAAGTTCCTCGTAGATGCAGACGATGATGCTTCTACTGCTGGAGTAGCATTCGGAAGACTATCGGCAGAATTCGAGAGAACAAAAGTAATCCCAGAGCTTGATGCTTTTAGATTTGCGAGCTACTGCAAGAAGGCTGGTGCAAATGTTGCAACAAGCACAATTACAGATGGCGCATCTGCAATTAAGGCTATCGCAAAGGCATACGACACAATGACCGACAACGAGGTACCAGAGGACGGAAGAATTCTATTCGTATCTCCAACTGTTCACGGAATGATCAGAGACCTAGACACAACTAAGTCAAAGGAGATTCTAGAACAGTTCGCACTCGTTCAGAAGGTGCCAGCTAGCAGATTCTTTACAGCAATCGAGATGAATGATGGCAAGACTGGTGGCCAGGAGAAGGGCGGATACAAGAAGGCAGCAACTGGTAAGGCGCTAGACTTCTTGATCGTTGAGCCTTCTGCTGTTATCCAGTATCAGAAGAGAAATGTTAACAAGGCAATCGCTCCAGAGGATAACAAGGATGCAGATGGATGGCAGTTCAACTTCAGAGAAATTGGTATCGCAGACGTTTACAACAACAAGGCTAACGGAATAGCTGGAGCTTGTAAATAATAGGAGGTAAACAATGGGCAGAATAGTAGGATTGGAATTTAACGATAGTGATGAAATTATCGTTACAGAAGATGTGGAGCCTGAGGCAGTAGAAGAGAAAGGTAGCAAGTAATCATGCTGAGCGTATCGTTAGCGGAGTATCAAAGCATCTATGCGGATGTACAGAGCGAAGAAGAGTATGCAATGCTATATGAGAGAGCAGCAATCTTACTACGCGGTTGGACTGCTAGGAGAATTGACAAGGTTGTAACGGAGGATGACTTCCGTTACAGCCAAACAGTATCAGCAATAGTACATACAATCCACTCGCTAGCAAGTCAAGGCGGTACTGAGGGCGTTATTTCGGTATCAAACGACGGATACTCCGAAACATACGCATCTGCCGAGGACCGCAAGGCAGAGCTTAAAAGTGCTGTCTTCGAGATTCTATCCGGGACAGGGTTAATGGGGTGTATATAATGATTTTCACGGACGCAATCACAATTTATAGCTACTACAAGGATAATGGCGTTGAAAAATGGCATAGAGCAGTCCTAAAAGGGGTAATGTGGAAGCGAAAGAGAGTTCAATCCGTCAATACAGACGGAAAACTAAACATTGTTGATACCGTCTCAATCACCATCCCATATAGAGCCTTATATTTGCCGTATAAGGAGTTTTTATTATCTAGTGACAGATTGAGTCATTGGACAATCGAAACTGCGTCAAACTTAAGCGTAGCCGTTTTGGGAGAGTGCGACAAGGAGATAGGAGATAGCTATAGGCTAAAAGACCTCAAACGAGATTATTCGGATGTGGTTACTCTGAAATCTTTAGCAGACAATACAAATCGAGATCATTTGAAGAACTGGAAAGTGATAGGTGCGTAATGAAGCATGTAAGCTTGAAATTAAAGCTACAAAGCAATGATGACATAAAGCGCCGATTTGCTATTGAAAAGCAAGGAAAGGTGCAGATGTTCATCGACTCAGAGGTGCTAAGACGTTGTGTGCCTTATATTCCCAAAAATGATGGAGATCTCATTAAAAGCGGACAGATTAGTACTGTCATAGGTAGTGGCACTGTAAGGTATACGACACCTTACGCACGCAGATGGTATTATATGCCAGCTAATTTTCAAGGCGCGCCTAAAAGGGGAAATTATTGGTTTGAGCGCATGAAAAGAGAAGGCGGTGCTGCTGCTATAGCACGTGGCGCAAAGCAAATCATGGCGAAAGGGAGTGATTAAGTGACATTATCAGAGTCAATCAAAATATGGATGAGAGGATGTCCTGGTCTTGCTCTCTGCGATGATTTTGACACAGACAGATTAAGAGCTGAGGCAGAAAGCTTGGGCATATACAAGCAACCGACAAACGAAACAGTCGATTATATTGATGGCAGTACGCTATGTACTGACTATTTTTATATCGTTGCTAGGCAAGAGGCTCAGGAAGAACGCGATAGGGTATCCAATCAAGAGTTCTTGGAGCAGTTCGAGCAATGGATTGCGGAACAGAATTACAAATCGAATTATCCGCAAGGACATAACATCGAAGAGATCTCAGTCGCTAATTCGTTTTATATGCAGGAAACAGACGGCGAACAAGCTGTCTATCAGATTAGTGTAGGGGTGACCTACAGGAAGGAAAGGTAAAATGGCAGAACAGGTTAAGCGCATTAAAAAGCACATGATCGCACTGTTTATCAACACAGGCACAAAGGAAACAAAGAAGTGGACCAGAATCAAGAAGGCTACAAAGCTTGAGATTAAGCTTGATCCACAGAAGCAAGACTATGACTATATCTCAGATGAATCGCCAACAACAGAACTTGAAGGTTACAAGCCTGGAGTTGATGGCATGCCACTTACAATGTATAAGGGCGAGCCGGACTTTGATTTCATCTGGGAAAAGTTCTACGGACTTGCAACTGGAGCCGACGCAAAGGTCGAGGCTATGATTGTGTTTATTTTTGATGACACACCAAACGGTGCCAATAAAGCATGGCTTACAGAAGCAACGCTAAGCATTGACTCAATGAATGCAGTTGAAGGCACAATTACATTTGACTTGCCATTTGGCGGCACAGTCGAAAAGGGAACAGCAAAGCTTCAGGCTGGCGTTCCAACGTTTACTAAAGCATAAGTAATAAAGGAGTAATAATATGGCAGATATTTTAGTATGGGACGGAGCGGAATACGTTCTCCCTAAAAAAACCTTAGCGGTGCAGAAAAAAATGGACGAGATTGGTAATTTGAGCGTCGCTAATAAGGGTGTAGAGTGCTATCGCAAGCAGTTTGATCTATGCTCAGAGCTTTTAGGCAAGGATAATGCAGCAGTAGTTCTTGACGCAAAAAAGGTAGACGATGTTGATTTGCAGACCCTAACAATCTGCTACAACTCCATCGTTGATGCTTATCTGCAGAGGGTCCGTGAGCATCAGAGACAAAGAGAGGCAGAGCAATTAAATTCACCTGCGCTTGACGTTATCGAGAACGTAGCACAGAGCGTGGATAAGATTGCGAAGCTTAAATAATGCTAACTTTAACAAATCGTCTCCCCGACTCGATTGAGGTTCGTGGGAGGCGTTTTTTTTTAAACACAGACTATAGATACTGGCTGAATTTCCATAAATGTACTGATTTCAGACCTTTATTTAAGGGCAATTCGCCTTGCATTCAGACTGAAGGAGGCTGGGGAGTGCCTAACGATATATTCTTGGCACTTGTAGAGTTTTATACAAATCCTTGTCCTGTTCCAAAACAGAGTGATCCAGGTGTAGATACACTAGATTTTGATATTGATGCAGAACTAATTTATAGTGCATTTT